AGCGACCGGAGCCTGCGGCGCTGGTGCTGGCGACTGCATCACCGGCGCCTGCGGCTGTCTCATCACGACCGGAGCCGGGGCAGAAACAACCGGTGCTGCCGGGGCTGGCGTATATGAACCCGGAGCCTGCGGCGCCGGCGTAGAAACAACCGGCGCTGCCGGCGCCATCGGCGCCTGTGCCCAATGCCCAACCGTGGGCGCGCTCCCATCCGCATAAACGGGCTCGCTATAGTGACCCGGCTGCGGCTGTTGCGCTGCCGCAGCCATATGCATTCGCCTGGCCCACGCTCCGCGCGCAGAAGGCGGAAGCAACGCCGCCATGGGTGACGTGCCAAATACGTAGTCCAGGATGTCGGGCGGGAAATGATTGATCAACAAGCCCATCTGCTCTTCCTCAGTATGAAACTTGAGCAACTCTTCCCAGGGCTTCCAGTCCGCTCTAACCGTCTCCAGGTCAACCGCCGTTGGCACATGAGAAGGCGAAACCTCGTAATGGGAAAGCGTTGTTCCTTGTTGTGGAACATACTGCAAGAACACAGCCCGCCCACCCTGTGTGCTGACAAGATCCAGCGTATGATCATCGTTAACAATTCTCTCAAGCGCATTACGAGCGCTCTTATTCACCAAAAGAATCGTCGGATGAAGCGGCGTGGCCTGGGCGCCTTTTGCATACTTGCGCCCCCTGGACTCAAACAACATGCCTTGAACCAACCCCAAATACTCAATCCGTGGCAAAGCACCACCCCGTCCAGTCCACGACCTGTATGCCGGAGGAAAGACAGCGGCATTGGCGTTGTCTTTGAACACCTTGTAAAGGGTGTTTGAAAACCGCTCGATCGGTCCCACGTAATTGTGCTCCTTGCCGTAGGGCCGGACAAACACGGAAAAGTGCTGGTTGACGCCACAACGCCGCATGGCTTTCTCAGGCCGCATCCAATACGTAAAGTCATCTGGATTCGGAGAATTGCGCAGGGGCAGTTCAACGCCGTTGGCATCGATCTCAGGGTAGATCCGGAATACCGTCACGCCCTTTTCGCCGCTAAGCCCCTCTACGATGTACCTGTCATTCCCGGGAAGCAAAAACTCCACCCCGGCAAAACGCTCAAGCCCCTGACCCTTCTCCGTCTTCACATCTTCTTTGTAACCCACGGTACGTCTCCTTTTTTCAACGTGAACTTGTCAACGAGGTAATCGGGAACACCTGCTCCGCTCAACTCGGCCGCCGTACACGACTCACCCCATCGAGTACCCACCTCGATGTCGATGTCCAACGAAAACGACTGAGATCCTGTACAGGCCCAGGATGGAACACGCGCCTCTTCAACCATGCAACGAGGTATAATATTCTCTGTAAGCACCTCAAGCTCGCTACCTGGCGCCTCAATCAAAACAGCATCATGGATGGCCAACAAAATCTTATATTGGGTCTGACCCGGATACAGTCTCCGGTAACCCCACAGGTTAAAAACGGCTCTGTTAAGCGCGTCAGCAACCGTGGCCTGAATCGGGAAGTTCACAAACTCCCGCTCCAAGCCTGCCTTGAGTTTCTCGTCTGTTTGAGCGTTTACATAGGCTCTCCTCCTTCTTCCGAAAGGATTTTCGAGATATCCAGGCGACGTCACCGCGCGCTTGCACATTTCCACGTAATCACGAACTTCCGGATACTGCTCGTAGAAACCGTCGATGAAGAGCTGCGCTCGCTGCGTATCGCACTCCATCTTACCCTCAGTTGACTTAACAATCTCGCGCGCAATTGCCTTGGCGCCCCGCTGATACGGAATGCCAAATGATATGGTCTTGGAAGCCACCCGAAGCGCCTTGTAGGTATCCTTCCACAAGTCATCAGGCGGCAAGCCCTCGTCAAACCCGTCCCACTTGGGCGCACCCAGACGCGTCACAGCACCACGCGCATGCAAATCGCTCTTGGCATCTTCCACCAGCTTCATACAATTCGAAAGATAACCAAGCGTAAAAATCTCAGCAGACTTGTAATCCGCTTCAATCATCACGTGGCCTTTTGGAACCGTAAAGCATGAACGGATCGTGGGCGTGTCCTTGCCCATGATCCGCTTCATGTGTTTGTCCTGCTTCTTTGGGATGTTCTGACACTGCCCAGTTATGTGAACCCGGCCATTGTAACGAGCAATGACTGTTCCTTTAGACATTGTAACGCAGTATGCTGCGTAGCCATCAGGCATGCGTATAGACTCAATCGTCCTATTTGTAGTCATGCTGAAACGCTGATCAGTTGCGTCCACTTGCCACAAAACAAGATTCTCACCGTACGTGTACTTCCTGATCTTCGCGCGTCTGCCAGACAGGATGGAAACTATCTGAACCCAATCAACATTGATCCTGTCTTTCGAAGCAAACATGCTTTGAAGTCTGTAACAACCACCCCAGAACCACACCTCCCTTGAAAACATGGATAAAGACTCACGATCCAAAGACAACAACCAACTACCAAACTGTCGATTTCCTGGATACCAAGGAGGTACAAGCTTGAACCAGTCAGGTATATCCTCCCTGAAAATGTAAAATCTTGTTCGAGTCTTGCCGGCATAACGCTTGAAGTGTATGCCCTGACTTTTCAAAGCCCATTCCAAACGCTCTATCTTTCTGGCTTTCTTGAATCCGAAATCATAACTTCCCCATTTCGTTACATGCACATCGGCTTGAAGCGCACAAATCAGCGCAATTTGACTCTCAGGCATTGATACGTTTCCACCCACATATCTACCTGCATTGAGCTGTTTGTGATCTTCCGGATAATTGCCTGCGGAAACAAAACACGGTTCCATTTCGCGCGTATAAACCAGACATCTGTGATCCGGCGTCATGACCAGGTCTATTTGCTTATCCGTGAAAACCCGAACCATCACTGTTGTTTCAACTCGTTGATATTCCAACGGCAGCTCAAACGTGATTTCACCCGTATTGACATCCATCTGAGCTACGGCAACCGGGTTGTGCCTGCCTTCATAAATCTCACAAACGCTGATCCAACCGTGAGAAGTCAACAACTCGACTTCCGGATCGAAACAATTCGGATTGGACGATTTCCATCGCCCTGTCTCACTCATCTGGGATATCGTGGTTCGAATCCTGCCATCCAGATCGATCTTGCCAATCAACCCGTCCACATATTCAAGCCGACCGTCCACTTCCTCCGGCAAACGCAAAAACATCTTGATCATCTGGTCAATGATCTTGAAGTCCTGAATCAACTTGACCACAGGCTCATCCGTCTGCGACGCAATGAACTCCATGGACTCTGCATCCGTGGACGGGCTGATAAACCGCATCTCCTCCTCGGACAAACGATCCAGATCGACCCACATCCGGGCCGGCTTCTCCGTGGTCTTCAAAGGCGTGAGCCCAAACCCTTCCGGCGGCTTGGCAAACAACAACTTCTCCATCTGCAAGTAACTGCGCGGATTGAAAGCCGCAAGCGCAGCTGACGAAGCCTTGGCGCGTTCAACCTGCTCAGGACTTATCTCGCAGACTGCATCGTCCTCAGAACCCCCAAGCTCGAAATCAGCTACAACCGCGGCATTACCGCCAAAAATATGGGTAAGCTCCGTCCTTATCTTATCCAGCAGCTCGTCGCGCTTGGCTGCATATTTGTTCACCAGCATCTCCATACGTTCACGATCGGCCACAATCCCCGTGGTCTCAATCTCGTGAATGGGCATCATGCACGGCATCACGATCTCGTAAAAGCAACGCGAAACCGGGTGGTTGCCGGGATGCGCCAACATGCTTTCCATCACGGTTGCCAACTTTAACGTAGCATCCACGTCGTTGGCCCCGTATGGATGAAGAATGTCATCAGGCACATTCAAGAACCCGTTCTTGCTTATCTCCTCAGAACCCACCTCATCCATCCAACGCGTCAACGCCCGGTCATACCGGCCCTTGCCGGCAAACCGTATGGCGCACGCGTCCAAGCCGTGCTCGGCGTTCTCATTCAAAATGTGGTCAGCCAGCATCGTATCGAAACAAGTCTTCTCGATTACGTTGGCCACTTGATCACCCAACCACTTGGCGTCAGCCCGCATGTTGTGGCCGATAAGCTTGATGTGGGGATGCCCAAAAAGATATCTGAGCGCTTCCTTTATCCGGATCGTGCCAGGCCCGTCCTGCGCGGGCACGTTCCCGGCCCTGGTAAAGACAATCACAGCCGTCTCGTCCGGACGCCAGCACAACTGGATGGAACGTAACACCCCATCCAAATAAGACTTGCCGCCCCATTCACAGTCTACGGCTATCTTGGAGTATCCCTCACTCAAAATCAGTTCAACCAACGCTTCAACATCTTCAGCCGTGTCCAGCACCGCCATATCCGGATCAACCTCTTTGAAATCCGTCTGGCCGCCCAGCACGGTACGGAACAACTCCAGGTCCTTGATGAAACCATTGAGATATCCGGCCTCCCGCAATACCGCCGCCGGATGTATCGTAGCCAGCACCATGATCCCGTCGAAATCAGCCGGAAGCCGCTGCATCTCCAAGGGCATGTGTCCCAGGCCCGCGACGCCCGGCATCCCGAATACACAACTTCGCACCTTGCTGAGCGTGGCATGTTTTCCAAAAACAGCCTTAACCGCATCGGCGCCGGTAAGCAGTATCGTCTTGGGCCGGGACAGGCTGATCTCTTGCGCAAGCAAAGACATGCAGTCTCGAACATGAAACGGCTTCAGCGACTTGCCGCCGTCAGCGGGAAGAAACCTGACGGTGTTCGTGCAATGCCAATCATTTACGTTCAACCCCACATCCTCGGCAACTTTGCGCAACAGCTCCCCGGACCTTCCCACGAAGTTGCGCTTCTGCTGTATTTCCTCTGTGCCGGGCATCTTGCCAATCACCATCACCTCAGGCCGAGCCCGCGGCCCAAAGGCCCCGGAGCCGTAATGGTTGGCCGGCAACCATGTCACGTTGCGAAACCCGAGCCCCGTCCCGTCCGGCACCGGCATCTCCGTTGGCTGATAAAGAAGAACCTGCGCCAACTCATGCGCATCTGAAAAGCCAAGCTCGTTGGCAGCATATTCATATGTGTGTGTCAGTGGGTAAAATGACTCCGCCTCCGGACTCCAACTTGCATCCGCAGGCAGCTCTCTTGAAAACATTTGTGGAAAGAACATTGAACTTACCTCATCGAAGCCAGCGGGATGTTACGGTTGTGCGCATAAGCAATGATCATGTTCCACAACGTATCGCGATCCATGGATCCCGGATCTTCACCGTATGGAAGCATCAACGTGAAGGATCCCCACCGGAAGTTGGTTGGATTGAGCATGGCGCTTATCCGCTCCATGCGCTCAAGATCATCCAAGGCCTCCGGATCAAGAACGATACACACCGCGCCCGTGCTCCAGTAATCCAGGATCAGCTCGCGGTGCTTGTAGGACAATTCACAACCAAGAACGGCTACAGCGCGCGGACCAACCCTGAACGCGTCAAACACACCCTCAACAACCACACCAAACTTGTACTGACTCGCTCGATCCCCGTTGAACAACATCTTGGTCTTTTTCAACCCGGGCATCGTGTAGTATTTCGGTGAAGACTTCTCGTCGATGGCTCGCGTCTGCCAGCCAACCATCTTGCCGTGCCAAAAGACGGGAATGATCAACCGACCACGCACCAGGCCCGCGTGATAATCATCGCTGACAGGCGCCGTGGCGCAGTAGTGCAAACCCCACTCAACCGACAACTCACCAGGATCAAATTTACGCGCCTTTATGTATTGAAGCGCCGGATGCCCGTCTGGAAGACTGCACACCGGAACACACTGGCCCGGCAACGTAACCTCCTTGAAGTTCTCCGTCTTATCCAGTTCAAGCTCGTGCGGTCTGCCAATGGTGGGCCGCTGCGTCACGTAAGGCTTAAGCTCCTCTTCAAAATTGGACATGTTACAGTTTTCATTGAAACAGTATATGAGATACCTGCCAAAAGGTTTCCCCTCCAGACTGTAGGTATTCCAACGATAATTGATGTAAAGACGGTAACGCTTATCGTTGCAGTAAGGGCAGTTGACCCTGTAATGCTCGCCGCTATCAACCACCTCCTCTGAAGAATGTTTAACGGCTGTTTCAAGCATGCCAAGCCTTACGCGAGAAAGCCAACGCTGCCCTTCGTTGGAGATCTTGACAATTCCGAACCGGCGCAGCAGCGCCTCGTACAACTTCGTATTCAACGGCTTAGCGACAAACTCAACTCGCTGTGCTTCCGGCTTCATCATCGTCATCTCCAAGGCGTACCCCAGGCACCAGCCCCTCTTCACCTGCCCGCTTGTACTCGCCATTACGATCAGGCACCCAGTCTCCGCTTAAAGACTCAAAGGTGGCTACATCACCTTTCAACATGATCGTGTATTCTCCAACCTTCACGTTTCGAGCCTTCGAGTATTTGATCTTGCAAATGCCCACCGTATCCATGGCGCTGATGGTAAAGCAACCGTTCATGAACCAGGCCAAACTCTTGAATTCAGCCGAGTCATTCCACTCCAACGCACGCTTCTTCTTAGCCTCGGCAGAAGCTATTTGATGGTTGACCCACACCCAACACTTATGCGTGCCGGCCACCATCTTCATCTCGTCCACAAGCTGCAAGGCGAACGCACGCTGCTCTATGCGCTGAAGCCCGGAATACAAAGCCCAGGCCCGTGACATCAACGGATAAAACCAGTCAATGATCACGCCGGATATGGGAACCCCCATGTCCCGACAACGCAAAATGGCCGCATCCACTTCAGCCACGCCACCGAAACCAGCACGACTGTCGCCAGAACCGGAATGATCCATGTACAACACGCGGCCGTTCACGCGCCGCCGCCCCGCCGCCAACTTCTCCTTATCCTCCGGCAACAACTGAGAAAAGTCCGCAACGGCGTCAAGCCGTGAACGCGGAACCTGGGAAATGAAAGCATTGAAGGGCGTATAGTATTCCCGGTTGATGGCCTCCTCGTAAGACAACACGAGAACGTACTTGCCGTGAGCCATGGCGTATGACGCAGCCAACTGATGCGTCAACGTCGTCTTTCCGCCACCGGACGGCGCCAACAACCCATACAACTCATTGGGTCTGAAACCGCCCATCAACTCATCCAAAAAGCCAATGCCCGTGGGTTCACGCGGTATGGCCCCAACCGTGTCATCCATGTTATCCACGGTGGGTATATGCAACGAGGCTGTAGCCACCGTGGCCTGCCGCTGCCGAATGGCAAGCTGCATCGCCACGTCCTGCGGCGTAACCCCGGACTCAACTGTTTCAACCAGGTAATCGTGCACACGCCTGCGCATCAAGAAAATGCCAAGAATGTGCTCGCCATACTCAGGAACAAGATCTTCCTCAGGCCTGACCGTGTAGATCTCCTCGACCAGATCATACGTATCGCGAATACGTTCTGGCGATATGGAAGACGCATTGGCCAACCGCGTGTCAATCATGCTGCGCAGGATGTTCTTCGGTATCAGCTTGCCAAACCTGCTGAAGTACGACTTGTTTACATCCCACACAAGCTGATGCTTGAACTCGTCCGATTCATTGAAGTCCTCAACGTTCAACTTGTGTACGGCAATGCGCAGCACGCGTTCACACCTGACCAGGTATGCGGTTAGCAGGTCCAAGTCTGCACGCCCAAGCTGCGTCATGAACTTAGACATTCTTCATCCTTTCCGGCAACCAATTACCCAGAAGCTCTTTGTAGTACGGCTCAAAAATGAGCATACGCTCCGTTTCCTCCCTGAAACGTTCAGCGATTTCAGGCAGACCGTTGGAGTATGCCAGCGCATAACGAAACGGTGCGCCCATTTGAAAATTCATGTCCAGAAGTATCTCAGGCAAACCAAGACCATCACGCAACGCGGCCTTCACAAGCACCTCTTGAGTATGAACAATACGCCTCAATTGTTCAATTCGAACAGGCCGCCATTCGAAAAAACGATTGAGCATCTTCTGACTTATGAACATGTTTGGATAAACCGCATCTCCATATTCAAGTAAACGATCAAACACAAACAGCAGATAAGAGTAAGGATCCCCATTGTGGTCTATAAGCGCCTCCGCAATGGGCTCGAGCCGTTCGTTGTAACTAACGGAAAGCCCCATGAACCGCGGGTCAATGCGCTTACGTAAACGATAGTAAGCATCCCGCAACGCCTCCACGTAAATGGCGACCTTGTCATCTCTGGTCATTGCGCGCGGTAATTCGTTGTTGACGCCAGCGTTACGCTCCATCCCTTTCTCCCGTAGGCCTTGATCCTCCGCTCGGCCCGCTTCTTCAACGTCTCGTTATAGGCATCGTCAAAATCGATTATGATGCCGACGTCCTTCCCCTCACTGTAACGCGTTACACGACCAGGTATCTGAGTGTTTGCAATATCGCCCGATTGACCGTCGGCGCGAATCAGTACGTTCAATGCCGGGAAGTCCACGCCTGTAGACCATACCCCGGTTGCAATAACCCGCCGGACTGCACCGGAACGAAAATCGTTGTACAGCTCTTCCCGCTGCCGCGCGCTTATGGGATGCGTGTTCTCTTGAATGAGCCCCCACTTCTCCCACCTCTTTCGCTTATCAGCCCCCATGGAACCGTAACACAGCTTGAAGTCAGGAAGTTGCTTTCCGAGGAAGACCGCGTGCTCAACTGTTTTTACGGAAATGAGGATCTGTGGATCCTCGATTTTTTGCTGCAATTGACGTACCACTTGCTCAATCAAGATGTTGCGCTGCGCATTGCGCCATACCCCTCTCCGCTCTAATGCGCTGGTGGTGTCGGCCTGCACCGGGTCAAAATGTGCCGTGTCATAAATGCAGACCTGGATCGGAACGATAGACCCCGTCTTCTGCACATCCTGATATGACAGCTCACATACGCGTTGCCCAAAGAATCCTTCCATCTCCAAGTCCGCCCGGTCAGCCCGGCCGTATGGCGATGCGCTGAACCCAAACATGCGGGCGTTGCGAACCTTTACAAGCGCCTCAGCCGTCTTGGGCGCAGCTGCACGATGAACCTCATCAAATATAAAGATGTCGCACTTGGAAAGGTCACACTTCATCAGGCTGCGATCCACCACACAGCTGACGCGCCGACCCGTCTCACTCTTGCCGCCGCCAATCATGCCGATCTGCTCAAACTGAATCAGCTCTTTAAGCTCTGAATAGGTTTGACGAATAAGATCAGTGTATGGAGAACAGATGATGATGTTTGCCGTGGGCCAGATCTTGCACACCTGTCGTATGATAAAACTTTTGCCGCTGCCTGTGGGCGCTTCTATAACGCCACAATCGGAAGCCACAATGGAAACGATGATCTCTTCCTGGCCATCACGCAGCGGATCCAACAACGACAGGTCCGGCTCCGCAAGTCTACGCTCGCGGTAATCCTCAAACCGTATGGCGTAACCAAGCTTTCTTAGAATGGACGACACACGACAGGTAAAACCAGCGGGGCAAAGCAAGCCTTCATCCACCAGGCTCCATAACTCGATTGTCTGATACTTCGCCTCCCTCGCGTTTCCCCCCTCCTGGATGCGCTTGGTGTAGGTCAACTGGGGCGCCAACTGCTCCTTCAGCGCGGGAAACACGTGGATGAGATTCCCGCTCCGCCTGATTACAGCATTCATGCTTCCTCCTCGCACGAGACAACGGCTCAACGCTAAGTACAACGAATCGTCCATAATCCTGTCTGTAACCGTAAGGGCTGATGCCTACAAAACACCCAGCCATCTCCAACAAATCACGAAACTGGGTGACGCTCATGCGCTGCGGTAAACAAAACCGTACCTCCAACTCGGCGCCAGCTTCAAAGGCCTCATGCTCCTTGAAGTCTTGCGCCGAGTAGAAGCGACGATGGATGGTTGTCGTTCCTTTCACAACGGGATCAGCTTGAACCATGTCAACGATTTTAACGGGCAATCCCCGTGCCTGGGCCGCATAGCGAAATCCAGCACGCCACCAGGATTGCAGATAAATGACTTCACCTGTGCTGTTGCGCAACATCTTGTCACAGCGCTCGTTTCGCGCATTCCCCAACGACGGGGTTGTGAACCTTATGTGGGCGACGACTTCCATTTTATCTGCGCTTTCTCGGAACACGGAGCCGTGTAGCTACACAACCCGCACACCGCTCCATAATCGCTTCCGCGTATTTCGGCGAAAGCTTTACCTCACTCTGAATCCAGCGCTTGTGTTCACACTTACTGGCCTTCTCAACATCCTCGATCGACCCAACGTAGACGGGGGTCGTAAGAATGTCACCGTTCTCCTCGTACTGTTTCACCGCAACCCCCTTATTTCTTTTTGCAAACCTCGGCCAGTTGCGTTTCCAACTTCAAGTCGCGGACAATCCCCTCCAGACGTGCAGCCCAGTTGCCCCACTTCTCCACTACACGCTTAAGATGAAGCTGGTTCTCCTTGGCATATAGGAAACGCGAATACTCCAGGTCGAGTGAACCCTTGCGAACGCGTTTATCATGCGCAGAATCAGAACTACGAACTTTATGACCTGCCTTCTCAATTGTCTCATTTGTATTCGCCAAGCGAACTCTGAAACCTTTCAATACACTGCGGAAATACTTCAAGATGTCCACCAAACAGTCAGGTCTCATGCAATCCTCACCGCAGACCGGACAAAATCTGACCTCGATTGTTTTACCGCAACAAGTGACAGCCGTGCAAACTGTTTCAGACTGTTTGAGACCGTCGCTATTTTGCTCAGTCAGCGCCAACTCGTGAAGAAGCGTCTCTATTCGTACAATCCAGCCAACCAGCTTGGCCTCAGCACGTTCACGCTTGGCCAAGATTGAACGCCGCCAGAGGTTAGTAGTTTTGTCATCGCACTCAGCAGCGACCTTTATTTCTGCCACGTTCTTTCGCTCACGGGTCAGCTTGTGGCGTAAGTACGTCAGGATTTCCACCAGGCACTCGAACTCCAGGCTGTCTTTTCCGCAAGTCGGGCAAAACCTGAACTCGAGCGGTTTATCACAACAAACACGAGCCACACGAACCTCCTTAAAGAAGCGCCAAGGCAATCCGTATCAACGCCTTGGTCAAAATCTGCTTGGTAAGCTCCTTGCGCCTGAAACGTGCACGGACTGCATCACGCGCATCCCTGAGCACGGCATCTTCCAGCTCACGCCGCTCCTCGATCGTCATCTTCTCGTACATCATCCGATCTATCTTGTCGTAATCCTTATCCAGCAGGTGCTTGATGAACCCCTCAAACAACTCCTCGCCCTCCCGCTTGAGCGCAGGCAGGAACGGCTTGATGATGGCAAGGATGTCCTCACCAACCTCGTCGGCCACGTCCCCAATCTTGTTCCAATCCAACGCCATCTTTTCGTTCTTAGGTTTTTCAGCCATGTTATCTCCATGTCCTTTCGTTGTTATATTCCCACACGGCTTCGCGGGATCAATTATTGTACCGCCAAAAGTCTCAGCCATGTCAACGGCAATCTTTACGGCAAGCCTCGCGCAGGCTTCACACACCTCGAATTCATTGAAATTGATTAGCATCAGCGTAACATCAGAACAATGACGCGCCCCGCATATGTCACAGCCCAAATGACCGCAATGATATTTCACGTTGATCTCCCCGTATTTCTCCACCTGTCAACAACCGCGGTGATCTCATTTAAGTAAGACTCGGCTACACCAACCTTGACCACACACTTGTCAAGGCTGCCGTAATGGTGCTCCAGGCAATTAAGCAACAAGGCCTTAATCGCCTCCTCATCAGGACCATGTCTCAGTTTGCTGGACTGATATAGTCCCTCCAAACTTAATTCCTTCTGACTGAAATAATCAAGAACAGCCTGTTCACTCCAATCGCCACGCCGAATCGATTTAAGCTGCTCCCGATTACGCTGCAAATCCAAAGTACCCTCAGACAATATCATCTCAATCTCGTTTAGCAGTCGAACCGTATGATAAGCGAATTTTGTGTCATACCCGTACTTCTCAACCAACTCCAAACGTTTTCCGGCCGGGTTCTTATTCTTCAGTTTGTGTATCTGGCTGTAGGCATAACCCTTGAACTTATGCCAGGCCCCCTTGTGCAAGAACAGCTGCCGTTGTTCCCGCACCATAAGCCCTACCGAACTGATGTGGAGAACACAGCTGTCAGGCGTGAAAAGGGAATCGATCATGTTAGGGTTATTTTCCATACACAACGAAAAATACTTTACGATGCTGTAAATTAACAGATCGTAGGTCTTATCCCCATAAACTACCCTATGTTGCTGAAACTCCTCGAACCTCTTCTTCTGCCTGCCGAAGTCCTGTATTTCACCGGCCAGATGCGGAAAGATGATTTCCTTCGGCGGGATGCAGAAACCGTAGACATCCATGTCGGATGTATCACTCGACACGCCGTAAGCAACGGACCCCATGATGGTTTCGTAGTGTACGTTTAACGGTAACCATTTTGGCGGTTGTATGAGATTTTTATCTGCTAACACCTGTACACTGCTACTCATTGTTCTCTTCCCTCGCTTGCAAGCTGTTCAAAGTTTCCGCATCACCCATTCGTAATCATCCCTGGACTTGTTAAGCTGCAGCAACCAATCACGCTTGTACACAATCTTGCCGTGGCCGGACCAGCCAAACTTATGTTCGCGAATCTCCACCTTGCAGTAATCTTCGTGAAACCCGTCCGAGTCAAGATCGTCAGGTTCCGTACATCTATCGAGCTCCGCGACCGCGGCAGCCAACGTAGGCCAGTAACCCAGAGAAAAGTAATGCTCATCGTCCGTCACATCTCTAAGTTCGAATACCGCAGGAATCGGTTCGACGGGCGCCGGCAGATGACCCTCGTTCACTTGCAAACCTCCTCGTCAGGTTTCACCCGAACCCGATGTGGAACTACACTGATTCTTTTCAACAACACTCTTCGCAGCTTTTTAGCGCCCTTGGAAAAGTTCTTTGGATCCCCCAACGCGAACTCTTTCCATATAAATATGATTTCCTCTTTCGCATTTTCACGAATTTCAGAAACCGAATTACCGTATAAATGCATTCCGAACACGGGCTCATCAGCTATGAGTAAACTCGAATCGTCACTACTTACTTGAACATTTACGGAAAGGATTGGATCGACAACCAGGGTTGTTTTACCGTGCCGTATTCTTGAGATTTGGAAGGACTTTTGATTCCCCATACGTTCTCTTCTCCTCGGACACGCCGTTTGGCGCTCATTCGTTACTCCACGTGCTTCCACCCGCTTCGGACTACAACGTGACGGATCGTTCGACAGGATACACCAAACCTGGTTGCAAGTTCTTTCTGGGAAACACGCCCAGCTAGGCGACGTATTTCTTTAACGTCTTCCTCCGTTAGCTTTGCTCGTGAATTGCGCACCCCAACCTGACTGTTAAATCCGTAAACAAATCCGTGTAGCATATTTTCACTGTGCGTAACCCACTCAAGGTTTTGTACCGTGTTGTCTTGGCGGTTGCTGTTTTTATGATTAACTTCGTGTTTTGGTGTAGGTTGAGAGAGAAAGGCTTTCGCTACAAGTCTATGCACTTTCTGCTTGCTGGCTTTGTTGCGCACCTTTAGATTTACGACTAGATACCCGTTAGGATTTTTATAATGTTTACGAATTCTTCCTTTGTAGGTGTTTCGACCAGGGGCTTCTCGTCGCACTCTTCCCAAGTTAGATACCGAATAAAACTCTTCGTATCCTGGTTCGGTAACAGGCTTCCAAATCTCGTCAGGCATTACGATCACCCTCAACCGATCCTCAAACCAGCGTTATCCATCCCACCCTATTTTCTTACTGATGACAGCATTGAAACCACCCAGTTGGTCGAACCGGGCCTTGAACACAGCGTAGTATGGTTTTGCTGAATCGAAGTATGGATGCCCGCTTTTGGCGTTGCGCCAAAGACGACACATATCTTCCCGCGACATGGTGTTAATCTTGTCTAACTCTGCCTGTTGCTCCTGGGTAATTTCTACCGGCATGGTAAACTCCCTACAAAAGATTGAACTTGCCAAACACCTCGTCTGCCAACTCGTCAGGTACAGGCCCGCAGGCCGCGGCCGTGAGCTGATTGTCCATGTCAGGTTCCTTGAACGTTGCAACCGCCAGCCACTCAGGCTTGAAATGACAAAACCGAGCCAACGTCACCTCGTTCTTGACACCCAACACGACTATCGTTTTGTGCTCGCGCCCCCATTCAGGCAGCGACTGCCACCATGAATGGGGGCCAAGCAGCATGAACAACTCAGCAACGGCATGACATGCCTGCACGATCTGTTGAGCAGGTTCCAGATCCTTTCTTACAATCACATAGACTTTCATTAAACTTCTCCATCATCTGGGCCACCTGCTCAACCTTCTCACAAACGCGGTAACGCTGCCCGTTACGCAAACGAACAGAAGAACCGCGGGTAAATGAATCGTTGATACGATAAATGCAAACTTCAATCGCGATGATCTCGGTCTCCGCGATATAGACGGCATCATCCCATTTGTCATGTGGTTTCTGGCCATGGAAGCTAACCTGCTCATCCGCAGCTCGTCGTAACTTCAGCACGCTCTCGTTTCCTTTCTTCAACCCACTTGTCCACATCAGAAAAATCACGCTTGCCTTCCTGAAGCTGCACGATGATTCGCAAACACATGCGCCTGCCCAGCTCGTTGTATTTCTCACTCCAGGCAGCAACACTTCGAGATCGGGTTCGCCTCAACGCGACCAGATTGGCCGTAACCGCGCGCTTTAGGCCGAGGTACGTGTTCCAGTTACTATGCTTCGGATTTATGTGACAGACGGATTTGATACAGGGCCGCTTAAATGCCACCCAACTACGCCACCAATACTCACCGTCGATCTTTTTGTCAGGGGATAAGGAATACTGCTTGAGAAAGACCGCTTCCGAGATCTCTTCACCGGTCTTTATGTTCCGGTATGCACGCTGCTCAGAAGCCTCCGACTTAAGCGCATCCAGCTTTACTGCACGGATTTTGTCTGACAACTTCGCAATACTGTACCGCAAAACGTCTTGAACATTCGCCATGATTAATCTCTCCTTGAAGTTGGTTTAAGTGATCTGAAGGCCAGCCAGGAAGCTCACGGCGGATGATCCCATTTGTTCTAAGACATGATTGACCTCCTAAGTAAGTTTGGTGGAGCCGTTGGGATCTGCCCCCAAGTCCGCTATGGCTTAAAACACAGGGCCTACAGATTTAGTCATCGTTTCGTCTTTCCGCCGAGATGACGCTCGTGTCAACGGCCTTTGGCCGCCGTCAGATGTCTATCCATCAGTCCGATCCCCTTTGGACCTTCCAGCGTTTGCCGGGAATCAGTGGCGCGCTGGCGATTTTACCCGCAGCTGGTTAGGCTGCGAGGGCAATCCGGCTTGCGCCGAAGTTGCCGGCAACAACTTTGTTGTTGGCACTTGTTGTTTGGGTAGCTTGTTAACGCGGCCAACTACCCAACCGCGATCTGCCCCTGTATCCTCCGCACACAACGTCGAATCTAAGTCGGCCCCACACCTTGCTTAATCTACATCATTCACGGCCTGTCTTCCAGACGGGTCGCTTATTTTATCTTTTTCCCGTCGATGCCAATCATGTAGGTCTTACCGCTGCAATCGTATGTCTCAAGCGAACTCGACCCATTCTCAGATTTTGAAGATGTGATCTTGTGCGCACACTTACATTTAGGGCAGTCAAAGACATCCCCCAACGACCCAGCTTTGCCGAGTTCATCTGCACCAACGGCCACGTACGGAGTATTTTCAATGTCCGTTACATCATTTTCGGGCTTAACAACGACGCCGAACGTACCCGTGGGACCGACCCCCACATCAGCGGGATCAGAACAAGCGATAGCTGCATTCGCCGTCATGATTGCCTCACGCACCTTCCGGATCGCAACAAGCCGATCTTCAGACTCCGGGCACAACTCCTGGATCATCTCCGCCAGCTCCTTCCCCTTCGCCCTGAGCTTTTCGTAACGCACAGCCTGATCGCCATGCGGGGCGTGATATTCGAACCACTGATCAATCGAAATTGACAACATTACTTTTTCTAAATTCGCCATGCGTTACCCCTTTTTCTGTTTCCTGGGCTGGCGCCAGTGCGGCAACCCCATCACCGGATGGGGATAACAGACAATACTCCCACAAGCCCGCTTTAACGGAACCCCGGCGCCTGCGCGGTACTTTGTAATTTCCAAATTTCGGCTTCCTTAAATCCCTCAACCTGGCAGACACGGAGGCCTCCGGGTCCGCCAGCGCAGCTGCTATCTCACCAAGCGTCCGCCATTTGCCGTCGGCCATCAAATTGAACACACGGCCAAGCTGCTTCTTCAAACGATCGTAGTCGAGCGCCGGGTTATAGGTTTCGCCATCAAAATGGCCGCCGCCATTTTCCTTTCTTCGCTCTTCGGCCTGAAGAAGGGAAAGCGCAGCAGACGCCTTGTCAAATACAACATCCCAGTCTTTTTCATCGGGCGGGCCACCAGGATGTGCCAGTACCAGGTGACAAAGATGTATGAGCGCACATTCAGTCTCTGCTCTGATTGACATTATGTGTCTCCGACAGGAATTGAACCCGCAACCACGGATTTAGAATCCGCTGCTCTGCCAAATTGAGCTACGGAGACTCAACCCAAAAACGCCTTCTTAGCCCGGGCACCCTCGCACTGAGGAGTCTGGGAGAACCCACCCGTCTTCAACGCTTTTGACGTCAGCGCCACAACTCGAAGAAGCGGCATTGACGTCTTGTTGGCCTTAAGCACCCTAAGCAAGTTCTGCGTCAGAGCCCCACCAGGCCGGCCGTTAAACCAGGCATCCATGGAGGTCTGGTCGGAACGGCAACCAGAGATGAATCCAACATCCAACTTACCGCAGACCATGCCGCGGTCTGTAGCAGCGAGATTACGGCTCTTGGCCCCGCGCATGCGCCAGGCGATGTCAGCAGGCACTGGATGCCTACGTGGCTTCGGGCATGGCTCTGCCTTAACCCCTTCCAACAACAATGCAGGGGCCGTGCCAATATCGCGCGTAAGATCACCTGAATGACAGCTGTCGCTAACCCAGTTGAACCGTACACCTTTTGGGATTCTAGAAAAGATATCCACAAACTGCTTGTCGGTGATCAGATGCTCAGGCGTCCAATCGAAGTCAACCGGGCAAATAACCTCCAACATGTTGTCCAGCTCCTGCTTGTAATCCCTGGACGGATATTGCGCGCCATGCCCACTGTAATGGAAGAAGCAGCGATCACCTGGGCCGACGTCCACAAGCCACTCAAGCCTTTCCAGGATAGCCTGCGTCGTGGCCCGCTCGTCGCAGAGCATACGCACGTTATCATATTTGAACTTTACATACGGGCTCGCGAGGTATTCGGCAAAATCCGAGGAATCGTTAACGCACCCACTCAAAGGCGCGCCGGAATAGGCGTTGATTCCCACCAGTAATGCTTTGTCTCCCATGCTATTTCTCCTTTGGTGCCGGAACGTAGGCGCGAAATCCGGGATGAGCGGTACAGCGCGCCCACGTCCAAGCACTTATCTATTGTCTCCGTCTCCAGTAAGCTGCCCGCGATCCTCGCGCGAAGCCAATTTATCTAGATTCATTTCTGCTATTCCGTCCAAGCCCAGATTCAACTCAGCCAAGGCCGTTGCGGCAACGTACCAAAGCACATCGAGTTCCTTCTTGAGCGCCATACGCCGCTTCTCCGTGATAACGTCGTCGTCATCACGACTTATCTTTTTTACCTGGTTGGCTATCTCTCCAACCTCGCCGCACAAGCCAAGCACCGTGTACTCGATGTTATGGCCCCTGTGCGGATAAACTGCCGTGCGCGACGCCCGCACCTGGTAATCGGTCAACGTCATCTTTCCAACTCCTCGGAACGTGATTGTTCCTTCTCTTTCTCAATCTTCTCTGGCGGCGTAGGACCACGCGGAACGCTGCCCGGCGGCCTGGTTTCGCGCCCGTGCAGGTAATCATCAAGCGTCTCTGTAAATTGGTAAGCGTTACGGAAATACTCTTCACCAACTTTGATCTTCTCTTCGGCTGTTAACGCTGCATTCCACTCCCGAGTCGCCGTCTGCGTTTTTACGTTGAGCAAGGAGGACGAACGCCGGATACGCGCGTCCTTGGCGCAACCGCCGAGCATGCAGGCTAAAAGTATGAGCGCACCAAGATACACGGGGAAAAACAGTGGACGTGTTTTAAATCGGTTCATGAACGGCTCCTTGTAAGGCTCTCTTACGTGTTGAACTTGTGGTTGTCAAGTTGATTATCAACTGGATTGATATATGCGCGAAAACTATCTGACTCATCCCGGCGACTGAAAAACTTCTCCGGGATGAACTCCGGTCCGCCCACCGCCGAGTACCACACGGCTTTGAGAAAAAACAGGAACCGGATCGTTACATGCCACGCGGCCAAAATGTCCACGTTGTTGTCCGGCTTATCCGAAAGCTTGGTACGGTAACGAAGGTAATCTCTAAACAAGAATGCCCTGGGCACGTCCACGACGCTCTTCTGCAACGACATCGCCAATGACAACGGCTGCATGTACCAACCTTGAAAGGCAAGGCGCGAGCGATAATTCGTGTCAGTAAAAGCGTCCGTACATGCCAATGCGCTGGTATCCAGAAGCCTGAAGTAACGCTTCATCCGATTTAGCCTGAACGGATTATCTGAATCGACAAACCTCCGTATATCGTAGATCTCACGCAACAGCAAAAAGAATGACAATGGAATACCATGTGGAAAGGCAAACCCACAACCACCGGTAACGGCCGGGTGATTCTCCAACACGCTAAGTGCAATGCTGTCGAGCTTGATTATACCTTCCACGCCGAGCTCTGCCATTTTGAGCGCAAACAGCTCTGCCTCAATCGGTTTTCGCAAGCCGTCTACATCACTGCGCTCGTGTACAGCTGACAACGCATCCAGGACAGTCTCCGGATCTTCCGTCTCAGGAATTGCCGTGATACTGCAACATCTCAAATTGACGTTACCAGCCACGAAGCGTTCAATAAGCTTCATCTGAGAAGGATGAAGGACCACGCGTGTTTCCACTCTTGGTCCTTTCTCCCCCTGTATCCGGTAATGCTCATGACCGTTTCTGACAAAAGCACAAATCATAATTCGATCACCTGATCAAAAACGCCAGCAAGACTCTTCTCATGCGTGACCACGATCAACTGCAGCCCAGCTGACTTGGAATATGAACGAACGCGTTCAAGCAACTGGCGGACACCCTCAACGTTGTCATCATCTAGAAATACAGTAGGCTCGTCAAGAATCAGTATGCCCAATTCCCCAACGAATATGTCGTAAACAGCAAAACGGAAGGCAACACCAAGAATGACGCGCTGACCACCGGAAAGTCGCTCAGCCGGAACCTCATGCCCGCCGCCAAACATGCATTTGATTTCGTTGCCTGGAAGAATGGTCGCAGAGTACGGCGCCTCAAACATCTCCATGTAATGCCCAAGGCGATTATTGATCACCTTGAAATAGGTCTGCGCCACCGTGTTCGGAAGCTCGTCGTGGTGAAGCAGAATCCTGGCGCGCTCAACCATGTCACGCCATTGCCGCATCTTCTCGCTCAGGGCCTCCTTGGCCGTGAAATCCTTGATCTGAGCCGTCAGATCCTCGTAGCGTTGGGCCAAAGCAGAAATACGGCCCTTCAACTCGGCTATGCGCAATCGCGCCTTGCCGTCCTTCTCCAACGTCACCTTGAGCGATTCGTACTCCTCCGCGGTTACGTCGCACTCGGATTCACTGATGCCCTCAACCATGCCAAGCGCCGCATCGTAAGCAGCCTGTCTGGCCGTCACGCTGGCCTTGGCTGTCTTAAGCTCATCCAGCTTCTTTTTATGCTCCTCCAAACAACTGTCAAAAACGAGCACGTCCGAACGGTCAATCTCAATCTGCTGCGGCGATACGTCAGGTACAGGTGGAATCTTTGCCAGTTCGCTCTTCAGAAAGCTAACTTGGCGCTCCGCCATTTCCTGTTTGTAGTTAAACGTGTCGATATGGCGTTTGTGATTCGACAATCGGACAATGTCATCAGCCACGCGGTTGAAGGTCAACTTGTATACGGGCTTCAACCTCTCCACGATGTCCCGATGTTCTTCTATATGTAAAGCCGTGATGGGCTGATGACAGGTTGGACATTCCTTTACACTGCCTACCTGCGCCAACACCTTCTCACTTGTACAAATCGCCATTTCCATGTCGCGCATGGTGGCTGCTCGTTCCTCGTGCGCCTTCAAATCAATGCCCGGATCCTCCGGCTCTGACGCATTAAGCACTGCTTCGTATTTGGCCAGCTCCGCCGCAAACGATCGCGCCCTACTGAGCTGAGCCACGGCCGTATCGTATTTTTCAATCCGGAGGCGCGCCTGGTAAACGGCTTCACGCTCCTCGTCGAGCGCCATGCCAAGCACGTCTGTATTGGTCTGTAACATGGCCGCCTGCGCCTGGGCCGCAGTAAGCGCCGCGGTATGTTCCTCTGCCGCAGCGCGCGCCTTTCTAGCACGCACGAGCATGTCCTGGTGCCGCTCGTAACCGCTTATGCGCGCCTTATGCTTAATCACGTCTTCGTCAGAGCAAACCGAGTTTACAACGACGTCGTATTCGTTACGTAACATCTGCCACGGCGCCATCACGTCGCTTGAGAGCTGATATTTGAAACGTTCAATGACTTCTTTGTAAGATTCGACCGTGCACTGCGTTGTTTCCTGCCGCAGCAACTCCCGAATCTTCTCCGCCTCCTCAGTCCCAAAAAGACTTTGAAGCGCCTTGGCTCGGTCAGCGGGCCTGGCAAACAGGATTCCCTCAATCTTGCCCTGCTCCACGAAAACCATCTCCGTAAGCACCCGGGCTCTGATTCCAAGGATGTCGTATATCGCTGCCTCAATGGTTGAAGCGGTGCGATAATTGTCCTCACCAAACTTCATGGAACAACTGGACGATTTCAACTGGCGCTTGATCGAACCATCAACGCCGCTGGAAGTGAAGGCAACTTCGACCGCACCTTTGTCCTCACCCCACGAAACGTCCTCTTCTGTTTTCCCAGCGTTTCCGGATGCGCCCGTCAACGCCTTTCGAATGGCCTTGAGATAATTTGATTTCCCAGACCCATTGCGCCCCATGATGCCGATAACGCCGGCCTCAAATGCATCGTCACGCTTCTTGTGCTGACAGAAGTTGCTGATCTTCACCCTGCGTATTCTCATTGCTCAGTACCTTCTCCCTGAAATGGGTCAGTGCCTCCTTGGGGTCCTTGGACCGCAGGAGTGATAACACGAAATCATAGAAAAGCGGATCCGTCTCCCGCTTGACCATGATGCCCAAACAACTCTCCAGCGTAACGTTGTCCAGGTTGATACCCTGTTGCTCGGGATCAACCGTCTTTACAGACACAGGCTTGAGCAGAAAATCAACATCTGCATTGGCCTTCTTGAGCACCTCCTCCACGTCCGGAATGCATGGGTGATACTTGAGCGACACAAGCGCGCCTGCAGGCAACGCCTTTACCTTTTCAACCAGCACATTCAACTGATTTCCATCTGCGTTGTGAAACAAGGTCGTCCGCAGAAACGGGCGGGTCTTGAACGGAACGCGCGTGACGTTGAGGTCACCATCCACGGTGATGAATGACTTCTCAACCGGTTCATCCACCTTCTGCAGGCAAGTGGAACCCGTATAAAAGAATTTAGTAACATGTTGCGATCTCTTCAGCTCAAGCGACGTGGCCGCATGCAAATCGCCCATGAGCACCAGCCGCACGGACTCAGGCACCCATTCTGGATCCAGATTCCAAACCTGGTGCTCCCCCACGTCAGGAACAAGGCCTTTCATCAACTGGTGCAGAATCAGGATATCCACCTGCCTGGGTAGCGTCTTCAACCGCTGCTTCAACTCGTCAGGTGGAAGCGATCTGATGCCGGCAAGGTTATGCGGCACACCATCTATATGGATGTTTAAGTAGCCCGCATCGAACTTATCCAGGTCAAAGGCATCGGATGAAACACCCGCCCAAAAATCCGGATCGTGATTCCCGGCAATGGCGTATACAGGAATGCGCAACTCACAAAGCGATCGGACGCCCTGAAGCAGCTGCGCCACGGACTCCATCGGTGGATTGTTCGAGTTTACTATGTCGCCTGCAAGCACAAGGCCATCAACCCTGTTATCGGCAGCAAACTGAGTGGCCTGCCGAAACGAATCATATGAATCGCCACGCCGCCTGGGCAACGAGGCCCAAACGTATGGATGCAAATGCGCGTCGCCAACAACGACCAACATGGGAATGTCCCCCAATAGGTAAAGGAAAACACCGGGCAGCCCCCGGCGTGAATGACGCCGGGGGCAAGGCCACCCGGATTAAAGTTTAAACATGGTAATATTAGGGTGCTGTCTGTCCTTTCTGGCGCTCACCCGAAACAGTGAGCATGTTGTTCGGCCACCGACGTTTTCCGCACGAGCAATCCAGTCCCCAGCGGAACCTTCTATCCCCACAAACAACCATAGCGATCAGCGTCGAGTCCTCTTTGTAACCGGAACACGGATCCCCGCAATTATCGCAAATGGCCGAACCAGCCACTTGAGCGGTCGGTAGTTCAGGCATGTGTCTCATCTCCCCTAAAATGGCGTCTCAGCCTTTCCGCTGATAATCGCCTCAGCCTCTACATCATCCGCTCAGACCATCGTCGGTTTTTGCCCACCTCGAAGTTGTTTGTATATCCTTATCCTATGCAGAAAGGTATCAACTGTAATGCCGACGTGCACGTGGAATACTACCGCAAAGATCAGGATAGTTTAGGAAGAGCGCCCGAGATGAATTGGCATGTCTCCGCCATGCGCTGTTTGATTTTGAAACCAGCGATCTGATCCGCTATTTTAGAACCTGAAAACGGGTACAGATACAACGAATACTGAAGCTTACAGAGCAACGAGTCGAGGCGAACCAACGTGGTGCAGCCAATCTCAAAACAACCAGTGGCCCTGTAACCAATATCGTCATATTCAATCCCATTTTCCGACAACACCACCTTGAGCTTGTTCAGCCACAACTCGTAATCCGCTTCCTCCGCGCCGTTGCGAAGCTTCAGTTTATGGGCCGTATTCTGCAGCTGTGAAATCACCTCCGGCAGCTTAATCTTTTCCACGGTTAAACTCCTCATTCTCAGGTGCGTAGCAGTTCGGGCAACCGGGAACAGAAACCACAAATGGCTTAGGCGGCGCGATTCCATGGCATTCACGCATGTGCTTCGCGAGTTCTGCCTCCCCGTTCACAATCATCAGGCTATTACACTTCTCACAGGTTGAAAAAACGGCGCCGGCCTCAAACGCCGGCTTGTATTCCTCGTACAGCTCTTTCAACTCATTTTGAAAAACTTCGTTCTTCTTCTTACAGCACTCACACAACTCTGATGATGGAACCTTTTCCTGGTCGGTCAGAATGCGCCGGTCAAAACAGTCGTGGCCGCACCTTTGACACTTCTTGCGCGTACGCCGCCGATTCGCCCCGCCATAATGTTTCATCCCGCACTCGCGGCACTCATCCACGTAATTGCGATTCCCAAACAACATCAAATCCTGCCCGGCCCCGCCGCAACCTGGACAAAAGGTCAACCGCGGGTTGACCCCCAACTCTGGGTGCAATGTTATGTCAGACATCATCCCTCGCTTTCTTTTTTGAGTAAAACACCATGAACGTCGTACTTGTCCTTGTCCCACGGCATGCGCCCACCGTAATAGTAATAGCGCGCCGACACCTCCTTGTACTCGGGAACGTCAACCTGAAGACATCTGCCGCGTATGTATAAGTGGAAGATCGGGCTACCCACTTTTGGCCGTAGATAAACCCCCTTGAGTCCAGGCGATTCGCCATCCCACGGCGCAAACTCAAACCACACCTCCGTCCGCATAAGATCTTCACGAATAATCGACCCGTCGTACGGACCGCCCACCAGATACGTTACGTCCGCGCTCATAAATGCCTCCTGTTGTAAGTGGGTAAGTCCGTCACGCCCTCCAATATAAAACGAATAATGGTTTCGTCACAATCCAATAACCATATCGGATACGGCTGGCAAAAATGAAGCGCATCCGGTATCGACACGTGCGCATGCCGGGTCATTTGGATAACGCCCGCGACATCATTGATGTTGCATTTGCTGCCTATGTCGCCGATTGGCTCGTTGTGCAAATACGAGATCGTCAACCCAGGCACGCTATCTGTTTGATTGATCCCCAACAATTTCAGGGCACGTTTGAACTCTGGCCGCTTGCCCCGGTCATAAATGCTTCCATTACGTTCAAGCCGGCGCTTTATGGCACGTTCCACTCCGAGTGTAAAATGCACGTACATCCCGCGGCTCTTTAAAACATCAGCCGTGGACACAAACCGGGTTATGCTGAGTGGTTCTGACAGACCCAATCCCTTTGTCTTGTGGTTATGATTGTCACGTAGTGGTTCATTATGCGGCGTCATGATAATCTTTTTAAGCGTCTCATACCGCCGCATCCAACACCATACACAGATCTGAAGGCCACACTGTGATCCGGCATAACCATCCGGCCAAAAATCCGGTTCCCACGTACCGCCGTGTGGCCGACAGTTAGCCAATAACCAGGTGCGTTTCTCATCGTAACCGGCCTTCTTCAGCTTGGCCGCTACAGCAACCATAGCATGTCTGAAGGAGAACAACTTCCGTGCCAAATATTCCCATGTTTTAACACCACTGGGCTCGTCAGCTTTCCTGAAATACTTAAGTTCTCCGAAGTGCGTACGACTAGCTGATTGATAGCCGTAGGCAAGAATTGCCGACTCAGTGGATTTCCATTTTTTAAAGGTTTCAAACAGATCCGCTTGTAGCGGGTGAATCTTCTTCAACTTCCAGTTGATTCGCGGCATTGGTATCTCCAGTATGTTTACATTGTGCTTATAGTCCTAACGGCACGTAGACTATAGTCTTTACATAGGTCCATAATATTGACCTACATAGAGACTATAGTCTACGAAGAGGTAGGCGGTTTTGATACCGGCCGCCTTAACTTCTTTGCGGCGCTAGGTTTGTATGAAACTGGAGTTTAACCCCTGTTTAAGCTCCATTTCACATGTGCGTTGATTTTGGCTTGTGGCTGTTTTAACCTGCTTTAAGACTTTTTTGTCCGATCGGTTTCCGTATGCTACATAACGCAGTATCCGCAGCACAACGGGAGTGGCCCGCGCTGTGTCATTTTTGGACAAAAAGAAGTTGAAACACGTTACTAAATCAAGATGTGAACCGAAATCACAACAAATTCACATTGCATTTCCTTGTCTTAAAAACTTTGTGCAAAATTCCACCTTTTGCATTTCCTTGTCTTAAAAACTTTGTGCAAAATTCCACCTTTTGCATTTCCTTGTCTTGCTAATTTTGACATATTGAACGTGGTCGTACCCGGTTTGATACTTTTTAAAGCTTGGCCGTTTCACAGTACGTCCACTGCGTAGCTGATCCACGTCGTATGCCCGCAACCGTCTTCGTAGCCGCGTCCACCCTGTGAATCCATGTCGAAGCACTTCCACGGCTGACCGGACTCGGCGCACACTCCGCCGTTCCATACCCGCCTTTCATTGTTGCGCTGCCACGACCCGCCAAGGATAAAGATGGTAATAAACGCGATTCCCGCAAGTAGACCCTCAATCATGGTCCTCTCCTTTCGATTCAAACTGCGAACAAGGCGGTGCAGAAGTACCGCCCGAAGCGGACGGCCTCTAACCGTCAGTATTTCGGCCTATGCTCGCGCACCGTCACCAGTCCGCGCCAGGTTCGCCGGTACATGATCGCACCCGCCCACGGAAGTTCGCGCACCATGTCGGCAAAGCACACCTCCGCGCCCTTCCGCGTGAAGTACGGTATCGCCGGTGAATGTTGCGATATTGGCCCGACCGCATACCGGAAGAACGGCATGATTGCCGCCACCCGGACAAAAGCCGAACCAGACGGTGGTCCGTATTCGCTACCGCTCAACGGACACCTCCTTGTTCTCTAAATACAGTTTTGCCGCCTTGTGAATGCACTCCACCGCATCTTCTTTGCTCATGTATCCAGCCTGATATTCCCCGTGTGGCCAGTCCTCGGCGTAATACCATGCGTCATTATCTTTAAATCCTGCGCCCACGGGGTCTTTCCCGATACCCATGCTCCAGTACCCATATCGAGCGCGAAAATAGAATGGAACACAATTAACAGTCCCCTCCGCTTGCACCGGGCAGAGTCCGCCGAGTTGTTCTATTTTTAGTTCTTTCATCCCTCGACCTCCTTGTTAGCACCGCCAACCTCGCCATCCACCGGACTGATGCCGGTGATGGCAGCGTTCGGTGTACTAAAGGCCAGTTGCACAATCGCGGGGTCAGCTTGGCGAAATCGTGACGCCATCGTCCCTTTTAGTTGTATCGTGACAACCAGCCTGCCGTTGTCCTCATCCTCAAATTGTAGCACGTCTCCGATGACGGGGCGCACCTCGCTCTGCTCTGTCCGGTCATCCTTTCCGTTGGCCTTCTCGTATTCACCCGTCTTGGGGTTGCTAACCCATACGTCGCCATTCTCGTACAGTCGCACCTTGTCAAGTGTGCGTGGATGAATCAGCAACGTGTACTCACCCTTGAAGATGTGAATCTCCGTAAACCCCTTGTCGAGCCAGAAGGCCAACAAGTCGGTGGAGCGCGATTCGCTATCGCTCACGGCTCACCTCCACGTTGGGCGTATTTTGTTCTTCCCCGTCTCGCCACTGTACGTCGGTATCGTAATCCTTAAACACGCCGCCGTCATCGGGTACGCACTCGTTGACGTGTATGCCCACCGTCCACGAAAGGTCCTCATCCGGTTGCCCGACAGAACCCCGTGTCCCGCCAAAGTGGTTGCACACCAGGTCTGCCAGCTCTTCCAGGAAATGCTCGTAGGAATCGGCGCAATCGATCACGCCCTCGTCATGTGTGGCCTTCCAGACTATCTCGCCTAGTTCCTTGTCCGTCAGTATCTTTGCCATTGATTTCTCCTATTGTTAAGGAACTCCCAACAAGGCGCTCCAGCTTACTCCGCTTCGCTCCGAAGCTGAGCTTGGTCGTTGGCGGTATCCTGCCGCTCGTTCCACGGGCGGACTTCGGTGAGCACTTGTGCCACATGATCTACGTGCTTCGAAAGAAACTTCTTGATTTTCTCTTCGGTGCAATCCGGGAGATACATCTCGTGCTCGTCGGTCGAACACTCGCCGAACACATATAATTTGTTACCGTCCATGTGAATTCGCAACAAATGGTCCATCGTATTTCTCCTTTTCTTACGGAACGTCCAACAAGGTGCTACATTTGTAACTTGTTACTAAAAGCTGGCGTCCGACCATAAGTTGCACGTCGCCATCTTTTTTACGGCAAAACCTCCAAGCCCACATCTGAGGTTTTTGTCCTCTGTCCACTTCTGCTCAAACCTAATAACCTCAATCGTGTCCTTCTTAAAATGTAGACATTTCACACACGTTCTTGGCTGGGCCTTGGACACGTACCCCTGGCTCTCTTTCGCCCCGCCGTCTTCCAACTAAGCTTTCAACATTTTGTCAACAATCCCGGTCGTCGAGATTCCCGGGAAGAAGAAGTCCTTACAGACTTCGCCGCCGTAAGCCAACACCTCCGGTTCCCCGGGAACAACCACGGACGAATATTCACCGCCCTTGGCAAGAACCTCGGGTTTGATCAATTCGATTAACGACACCGGGGTATCCTCGTCAAACCAGGTAACAGCATCAACGTATTTGTTTGCGGCTACAACGCACATCCTGTTTTCCAGCGTGTTGAGCGGACGCGCAGGCCCCTTCAACCGGGTTATGCCAGCATCCGTATTTAGCGCCACCAACAACACGATCTTCTTATACCGGCCGCGTAACGCCTCGAAGAAGCGTACGTGGCCGGCATGGAGAATGTCGTAACAGCCGTTGGTAAATAGAATGCGCAACCCGGCTTCGGCTACAGCCGAGCGCCAGCTGCGCAAGTCATTTGGACCCCGTAATATCACAGCATCAGCTCCTGGATGCCCAGAATTTCCTTCATTCGCATGACGCCAATCTCGTCCCTGATTTTTCCGATGTGCTTTTCCATGAGCCTGCATTTTTCTTCTGTATTTCTCAAGGCCGAACGGGCCTCTGCCAGCTCACCCAATAGCTCGGCTCTCTGCTTCTCCAACTTAAGATTGATGACGTGGATGTCGTTGGCCATCTTTGTAAACTCCTGTGCCGTCCTCTCAGCTTTGCCGCGGGCATGCTGCTCAGACTCCAGCTGTGATTTAAGCTCTTCGATTTCTTTATCCCTCAAGTGCCCCATTACAAACAGGGGTTTTCTGGCCATCGCCTTTACGCCAAGGCTCTGACTGGACCAATAACCCGTACAACCCGACCCGCCGCCTTCGGTATAAACAGGCACGTCAATCGAGCCGCCTTCAAACACGTCCTCGTAGACGATTTCAATCAGCGCCCACCCTGGCCCAACCTCCTCAGGCCGGCGCACCGTTTTGATGGCGCCATACGTCTCTCCGGTACTACGTATACTGAAACCTTCTGGCGACACATGTTTCATTCTCAATCTCCTTGATCTGGCCGACATTTCTTAATCCTCTGAAGGGCCGCCCTTCACAGCCACTGGTTCAACCAAAACAGTTTTAAACGAGCCATCGGCGTTACGCTTGTATTTCTCATGCCTCAACGTGCGCAATACCCACCCACGGTAGTGCCCACGAACCTCACGCCCCGTCGGATTGGGGGCGTATTCTCGTCCTGGCGGCGCCTGCGGGGCCAAAATCCGTCGATAGGTCCTTTTATCCCCTTTGAACGAATAACGCTGTGAGCGCGGCAGGACGTATTCTGGAACCAGGTCTGGGCGGGCTGCCTTGTACATCAAGGCAGAGGCCACGATCTTACTCACTCTGGCCACCACATTCTTTTCTTGTGCACTTAGTGTTGTTGCGAAGTTCAACGTATATTCCGGATCTTTAAGCGGCCGTGACCAGTTCCACTTCCGGGTCAGATATGGTGGTGTATCCCAACTTGTGTTGTTTGACATTACAACCTCGCCTGTATCGATCATGAGGTTTACCAGCTCTACCTCGCTTTTTGTAAATTCCACCTCCAGCTGATTTAAAAACTTGGTGGTCATACTCGCAGCCCTGCGATAAACGCGGATATTGCGCAACGGGAATCCTTCCAACTCGACCCCGTGTTCAAAGACCAACGAAAAGACGTCATGTGGAAAAATGATCCCACTGAGATCGTCGCTGTCGAGGCTTATGGTATTCAGCAGATTGAAGGTCGTCTTATCTACAAACCACTTGGGCCGGCCATACATCTCGTAGAGATAATCCGTCACTACGTCGCGTAGCGAGGAAGCTATATCCGTGTCCTTAAAAAGGACGGACGGCCCATTACCTATTTGGAGTTTGCGCGATTCAAGCTTACCTGCTGAGGATCCCAGCAGTAACTTCAACATATAATTGTAAAACGGGACGACGTCGTATGAAAAATTTTTACTCAGGAGATTCGTCGTTTTACAATTGTCCCGAAAGGTGAAGTCCGGCCCCCATTTGCAATCAGCCATGGTTATCCTTTCTGCGTGAAAGAGACCTTCCAACGCCTCTGGCCCGCAATTGAATTCAAAGTTCAGGAATTATGAAGATGTTTGGTTCGAAGCAACCTGCTCGACCAACTTCGCCCACATGCGCGTGAGCTGTATGGCAAATGCAGGAATCTGTTTGTTCATGGAGGCAAGAGATTCGACTGAAACCTCCCGCGGTGAATAGTAACCTGACGGAAGGCCCTCACCGGGAACAGCCCAGTCATAAATAATGGTTACCCCGCGCAACTCAGGAACCTTCAATAGAGTCTCTGTTGCAAGTTTTGCAAGAAGTTCAACTTCCCGGTCAAAACGTAACCTCGTTTGCACTTCGGATTGGTCAGGCGTCCCTTCAGGATTTTTCGTCTCGGCCATTTTCTTCAGGCTGCCCGATATCATCCAGCGCAGCCAGCTCCTCCTCGATAACGGGATTTTTTGGTGAACGACAGAAACGGTGACCCACGTCGTTCATGACATTTGACATTCTAACGATGGTAAGCCATATGATTGGCGCCAGGTACATCCACCCCTCTACCGGGTGGCATGCCAGGACCAGGGCCGTAAACCCCGCAGCCGTCCAATGGGACAGACAAAACGGGCACGACAATAGCTCCGGGATGAACCCTTCACGCACTTCCATTTGTGCTCGGAATTTTTCGAATATGGATCCGTGGTGAAATGTTTCCACCATTTGCCAGTTGGCGCCGGCAGCAAGCGTGGTGATTAAGATCAACTCTTGCATTGTGAACAGTTGGGCGCGTACGGCACGCGCTTTCTTTCTTCCTGGGTGAAAACCCGATCGGCTACGTTGTCTGGCCCGATCAGAACCGGATCATGAATGATGGGCCTTCTGTGGCTATGCTGGGCCAACGTGTTAAAACGGGGAAGGTGTCGCGTCCGCGGTGCAAAGATGCGTTTACGTTCCAGGTAATCCATGGGGCTTCTTGATGACATTATCAAACCTCCTTATAATGTCTTGGTGTAAGGTTTCTCCCAGCACCAAAGACAGTATACACGGAGACTGCTAAAATGCCATCGCGCGGGACTGAACTCTTGCTACGACGATCTTGGCCAAAATCTCTGCCACGACCACAAGCACGTTCAACGCCGTGGTGAAAACTTTCATGAAAGTCATCGCCAAAGCTGCAGCCATCCCACCCAGCACTCCAAGGATTAGACTCATATGATTAACTCCTCTCTACATGTTGCTGACGCCGACCACGGCGCCCGTTTATCGAAGATAGAGGCATTGCGTCACAGACACGCCAACGGTGAACAGCTCAAGGCAACTGAAATTTTACAAGCTGCGCAAGAGCACTTCGCTACGCACGAATTGACTTCCTTCATACCGCTTCTCGGAATGCTCAGCCTCAGAGGTAGAGCTTATAATCTCGAGAATCACTTCCCGTTTGAGCCCATCTTCAAACTTGAACTGCCCAAACAAATGTTGTGGAAATGCGGTCGTCAGGTTTCCAAATCGACGTCCTTGGCCGCCAGCGGAGTTCTGCGTTGCGCAGGTTCCCCCTTTCTCCAAATGCTTTTTGTGACTCCCCGCTTTGAACAGATCAAGCGATTGTCCAGCAACTACGTGCGACCTTTCATCACGCAATCGTTGATCAATCCCTTGCTCATCGGGGAGAACACATCCAAGGCCGTGCTGCAAAGAACGTTTGCAAACCAGGCCAGTATGATATTTTCCTTCGCCTTTCTAGATGTGGACCGCGTTCGCGGCGTCTCCTGCGACCTTATCAATTTCGACGAGGTACAGGATATAGATTACGACTTCGTTCCCATCATCCACGAGTGCATGTCTGCCTCGTCGCTGGGATTGTCTTTTTACTCGGGCACGCCCAAAACGCTCGATAACACCATCGAAGCGCTGTGGCAGGACTCCTCAAAGGCGGAATGGGTCACCCCTTGCTATGCCTGCGGCAAGTGGAACATGGCCTCCATACACGAGGACCTGCACAACATGGTAGGGCGGCATACGGTCGTATGCGCCAAATGTAAGCGACCACTGGATCCTCGAAACGGGCACTGGTACCACACCGATATCAGCAAAGGTCACACCTTTCCCGGTTACCACGTTCCGCAGGTCATCATGCCCATGCATTATGCCAACGAGGACAAGTGGTTGGATCTGTTGGCCAAGCGCGACGGCAAACGCGGCTATAGCCCGCAAAAATACCTCAACGAGGTGCTGGGTGAATCCGCCGACGTAGGCATCCACCTCATCACCTTAACCGACATCCAGCGCGCCTCCAAACTTCCACCGAACGATCTCGAAAAAGCCATCGATGGTTTCCGCCGCTGCAAGGTTCGCGTTCTGGGCATAGACTGGGGCGGTGGCGGCAAAGAAGAAATCTCATTCACCACAGTCGCCATGGTAGGCCTGGATCCGGCCGACGGGCTCTACAAGTGCTTTTACTGCGAACGACTTCATGCCGGGTATACCCACGACGAAGAAGTCAAACGCGTCCTTTACCTGTTCCGGGAGGGGGCCTGTCATTTCGTGGCACATGACTATGGCGGGTCAGGGTCGGTCCGTGAAACCCTCCTGATTCAATCCGGATTTCCCGTCAACCTCATCATCAACTTCGTATACGTGAGCGCGTCAACACGGAATATCATCTATTACACGCCGCCGCACCGGGCTGAGATGCGAGGCTTTTACTCATTGGATAAAGCCCGCAGCCTCGTATTGCAAGCCACCACCATCAAAACCGGCATGGTGCTTTTGCCTGAATACGAGAGCAGCAAGAACGTCACCCACGACCTGCTCAACCTGCTCGAAGACAAGCATGAGGCGCCCGGCAAATCCGATATATATCTGATCCGCAAGCGGCCAAAATCAACCGATGACTTTGCCCACGCCCTCAACTACGGGCTCATGGCTATTTATCACACGGAGCAAAGCTACCCGGATCTGTCGTCTGTACAGGGAATCAAAATGACGGCAGAGCAGCTGCGCTTCGCCAGCCCACCAAATCCCATTCCCCTGTCATAGCTAAATAAAAACGTGAACGATTCCCCGGCGCGATAAGGCGCCGGGGTTCCCCGGTATCAAATAAGCTTGTAAAGTGGCCGGTCCGGTTTCCCGGACCGGCCTTCAGCCACCGCGAATTACGCCGCGGATCCGGACGCGGCTACCATGGGCGATTGTGGTATCGCCAAATCTGACGAGACCACAACCTTCCCCCCCTTGGTAAGTTCGTCAAGGTGTTACACTGCGCTCACCTGCGCAGCCGGAGGCCGAATCGGAGCGGGGGCGAACCCTCGCTCTATTTAGTGGCCGGGGGTGATAGCAGTACCACTCCACTAGATACTAACTCTTTTTCACTTCCTTTTTAGCTGCCTCCGGAGACTTCTTCGTGAGCCCCAACTTGCGCCTCGCAGCCATGGCCTTCTCAACTTCGGCCATGACCTTGTCCAACGGAACCTTAATGTGTACTGGCCCTTTCATGTCTTTCTCCTTTCCTTTGAAGATTGTGCGGTGTGCTGTTACGCCAGAGGTTATTGGTCATTTCGGGGAACCACGCCCTTGCAACCCGTTTTCCGTACCGGCTTGCCTTCTTCGATGCGCTACTCCAGGGTTCATTCACGCAAAGATCCTTCAGCGTTATCCGGTCTGGTCTGCCTTCCAATTCCGGCGAGTCTCACCGGTATGCAGGATTGATGCAGATCAATTCCCTGCGGTCACTTGCGCCTATCACCACTCTTTAAAGGTAACCGGTTCTCAAGCCGGCTGGCTGCTTCTAAGCCTACCTCCCGCACAATCCAATTGTTTAAAGCGGACACAACGTCAACACCAGGGTATAGTAACGTGCGAGGGGTCAATTTTTAGGAGACAATTATGCCCGCGCGTTCACTCAGTTTGACCTTGGTTTTGCTTCTTTTAACAGGATGTATCGCAGACAACAAGACCCGCCAAACGGCCGTCCACGAATACAAGCCGCAGATTAACGTGCCGCCACCGATAATCAACACGGCGGACACGGGCAAGCTTGTGGAGGACACGGCCGCGCGCGTATCCCAGAACGTCAAGACCGACATGGCCGCCAACCAGGCCCAGCTCTCCGGCCACATCACCGGCCAAATTCACAAGATCGAAGCCACGCTGAGCGAGCTGATCAAGATCGAAGCCAAGATGGACAACAAGCTCGTGGCTGACCTGCGCGCTGATCTGACGTCCACCATCCAGCTGATGGCCGCGCTGAAAGTTCATATGGAGACCCAGATCACGCTTTCAAACAACATGAACGCGCACCTGGGTAATCTGTCCGGTCAACTCGATGCAACCGTTGCCGGGCAGGCCGGGATAGGCAACTCAATTGAAAAGACCATGTCCACGCTGCAAGCCGAAATAAAGTCGGGTCGCGACTCGTACATGAACATGCTTCCGCAACAAGCCGTCGATGTTATCACAGGCAATTACCGGCTGATGGGCGCGTTTATGGTCCTGCTCATGGTGGGTGTAATCACGATCTCGTTGGTTGGGTATCGCAACGCCCGCGCGCGCCAGGATGATTATGCAAAGCTCCTCATGCAAGCAATGGGCTCGCTGGAACCCAACAAGGCCGAAGAGATCGGCCGATCGTTGTAACGGCTGCTCAGTCTGACGTATCGTATTCCTACTCTCCGTCATCAGAACCGCGCCACAAGGCGAGCGCGTGTAAATCGAAGCAATTACCACAACCAGCGCATCTTACTACTTCATCCTCAGTTGACTGGTCTTTGAGGTCGTCCCCCAGCCATGGCGGCCGGGACGGGATGATATTCTTATTATTTGGAAAAAGGTATAGGTACTAATTTAACTCTTATATTTCCACGATTGTCATCATACTTATTGTCATTAGCAAATAATATTAAACGGCCAGTTCCTTTTGTTACTCCATATTGTTCTATGAAATTATTTACTTTATAACATAATGCCATTGTAAATTTTCCATTATGTGGATAGTTTTTTAATCCTCTATAGTTGCATTCGTGCAATGGATCTGGACTTGATGCCCATCTATCATCAGGGTTAGGAACAATAGCAAATTTGTGAGTTTCGTCTATATTTATTTTGGTGTCTAAGGTTGACTTTGATGATACTATCACAGTAATCCCACTAATATTGTTCCATTGTTCTATTGAGTAATTTTCAAAGTCAAATGAATTCGTGAAATTCGTGGTGTTTTCTTTTTTTGTTTCTTTTATCTCTTTTTTCTTTTTTATTGTACTTTTCCCTCTAATAGGCTCATCCTTAATCTCCACTGTGTCTTCACCATTAATCCTCTTCACAATATCATTAAAACCACCCTTCACCAACCTAATCTCATGCTTCTCCTTACTCACCATAATAGAAGCAGGGGCAAAAACAGGTTTATCATCATCCAGATATGGGTTCCCATCTACATAAACTTGCCAACCTTCATGAAGAAAAATGATATTTATATCATTCATTTCCTTATCAAGTTCATATTCAATTTTATTGATTTTTTTGTCCACAGTTATATTAGTAATGATTGGTAAGTATCCATCCTTTGATAATTTAATTCTATGTACGCCGACAGGCATTTTGAGTAATAGGTAAGATCCATCTTTAGACGTTGTACCAATGTTTATCCATAGTTGAGTTACTTTCCCTTCACTAGTGATTTCTTTACGGACTTGGATAATAGTATCAGGTTTGTTGGATTTGATAGCAATCATGCCATCGTAACTTAACTCGGCCCACCCAGTCCACGGACACAACAACAACAGCACCACTAAACCATTACGCATGCAACACCTCCTTAACGCTGAAAATCGGTCAGCTCCGTCCTACGCGTTTATTTGGGCAGCGTAGACAGCCCTTCGAATGGTTGATAGAAGACCTCCCATAGATAATAATAACGCGTCTGAGGGTGTAATTTATGGGTATCTACAGGTGGAAGAAACAGACCCGGTAAAGACTGAAAACAGGTACTGTACGGCCTGCCTGAAGACAACCAAACACGCTGTCAAGGGCGCCTGATTCCATTGCCTGTGCTGTGGTCGGGTAAAACGCCACAGCGGACCCGTGGAAAAGATTGAACGCCCCTGGTGGGATCCCAAGTAAACTTTCAGTTGACTTGGTTGACGGCTAAACTAGAACGTTTTTGTTCATGCTTGTGGCTCACGTTTCGGGATGTGAGTTTATAAGCGTCCGGTTGCCGCCGGACGCTTTTTTTTTACCTATAGTTAAATCGTGATCGATCACGACAGAGTAACCGATCAAGTTATATTAACACAATTTTGCAACTAATTTAGCAACACGTTTCTATATTCAATACGTCAAAACGCCCAAGTTCGACCACGTCTTGGTTCAACCCACATCCTCAATATTGCTTGCTCAAAAGGTATCGGAAGCTAGAAGACGGTTTGGGAACAAAGAAAACGAAATTTTAAAAATATTTCGTGGGAACAGGCGGTCAACAACACTGTTTTTACAACTTGTTGTGCCGCCAACCCCTTACCTGGGCCTCCCAGTACGATTTATCAACCACCCACCCATCGCCAGGGTAATCCGTTTCAAGCAAAAGCCCGCGCGCCGCCAGGTCGCGGCTCACCTCGGCAAAGTCAGGCATTGGATATCTTGCCCGGTCAATCACCTTCTTCATAGTTGGCAATGAAATGAACACCTTGTCACGCTCGTCATCTATGAGAATGCCAAATCGGCTAGCGCCTATCGTCCCATGCTTTTCAAGAGACTCGACGAAGGGTTGGTGTTCGGCTGGAAGCAGATCCTCGCGGTGAAGTGAAAAGGCAAGCGCCAGCATCTGGTCGCCGGCATGTAACGGCAGCCTGAGCATGCCCTTAAGGTTGTTATCCAGCTCCGCCTTCGGGAAACCCATTGTTGTGCTGTACCACGCGGCAAAGTCATCCAAAACCAATCCAACCGTGCAGTCGCCGCCAGGCAGATCGTAATCCCGCTTTTGCAGATCCATCAGATAAAGCAGGAAATCGTCAAACGGGGGAATCACATCTTCATCGGGCATCTTGGGGGCATGCACAAAGATCCAATTGCCACCGGTGGCAAGCGCCGCGGCTTCGCTGGGCTCAACGGCCAGAATGACCAGATCTGTATTCGCCGTCGGGTAATGCTGTAACAGGCCTGCGGATATGGATTCGATATATGAAGGGTAATCGTCCCGCAGCTGCTCCCTTACGGTGACAAGCTCCCTTCGCCGGTACTTGGGATCGGATACGACGAACATGTTCATGCCCGCATTCTTTGCGAAACGCCGGCCAACCACGCAGGCAGACGATTGGACGCTTCCCACGAGGGCGATGGGGGCAATCACGCTCCCACGCATGCTCTTCAGCCAATTGGAGATGACCGCAGCCGATATGGCAGCATAGGTGGCCTTCACGTATGAACCTTTATCTCCCTCAATCTTTGGCCGCAGCTCAGGCGGCGAAACCCTCAAAGCGGGGATACCCTCCATATTGACCATTTCCTGCTTGTCGGCAACGCACCCATTCTCAAGCCTGAAGCGGGGGAATACAATGCTGCCATCCTTGCGCGGCCCCACCTTGGATGAAATCGTCACCGGCTTGGGCGCGCTGAAGATCTTGGCCATGTGGATAAAATGAAGCTTCCACGTATGCTGGAACATGGGCATCCCCAGGCCAGCCCGCGTCATGCGCTCACGCAACCACTTGAGGCTGTCCCGTTCGATGTTCTCAATGTCGTCGGTAAATTCTACGGCCCGGCCCTTATAACGAATCTCCCCTTCCCAGAATACCTTCCCGCGCTCGGGATCGGAGATCTCCTTGAACACACGGACGGTGGCGTCGCTGATAAGCTCGTTGCCCCGGAGACTATGAGTCACGTACCAGCCGTCCTCGTGCTCAACCACGTTCTTATTGCCTATGAACACCGACTGGACCGAGGAATCCTCGCTCATGTAGTGGTCCAGCCGCGGCTTCAGCTCGCGCGGACAACGATCAAACAGCAAACGCCGTTCCGAGGCGTCAAACCCCAGCTTGGCGATGGCGGCATGCACTGTAGCAGACGGCATGTCCTTATCAGTGATCCAGCGCACAAAGGCCTCAGGCCAGGGGAGCGCGTAATTCTCCATGCGCTCCAAGACCACGCTGAGCGGCTCGTTGGACATGTATTGCCAGATCTCTTTCGAAATATTTGGCAGAGCTGCAACGTATACGGTTTTACGATGGTTGGGAATGCACCTGGCGTGATCGAAGATCTTCCAGTCTATCCCGTTGTTCCATAAAATAACTTTGTCCGCATGCACGGATTGCCAGGACCGCTTTGTCTTTTGATTAAAGAGGATGACTTTCAAAGGATCTCTGAACGTTGAGAAGTGCCTGCGGTGAAGCTGAAGGGCCATGGTTGGATCGCCCACAGCAAAGACCTTGCTCTCAAAGGGCATGAGGGCTTCCAACATCCCCAGCCCACCCTCGTCTGCGTCGTTATTGTTTCCGTGGGCAATGGTGGCTATTCTTCGTTCGGTCTCACCGAGAAACTCAAAAGCGCAGATGCGGCCCGGGGTATCCTGGTAACCAAGAATCAGGTTGGTTCGGTATCCGTGTTGAGGGAGCTGCTTGTTTCGAACAAAGAACAGTTTTTGGAGTTCTCGATTGACTTCCCTACGCATCCCGCCGCCCACGAATCTCGTCAAACGATCCTGCGAATTGTTCAGCCACCCGCCCCACAAATTTTCGTCCTGGATACGTTTTACCATGTCGGGCGAGGGCCTGTCTGATATGGTGGACCTGAATTTGTCCCATGCGTTATTGATTTCATTGCGTCGTTCGGGGTAATGCCGTATGTATCCATCAATCGTATCAGCGTCAAACGTTCCGCTTGTGGTGTCGCAAAGCCCTTCCCGGAGCCCGACGTTGATGGCCTCATACAGATTCTCAGAATGCCGCAACTTGGCCAAGGTTTCCAGGGTGTCGCCACGAAATCCACAAATTCCGCAGTGCAACCAACGAGAAGATTCCCCTATAATGGGGTCCATGTAAATTGAGAGGCTCTCATGATGGCAGAAGGGACACAGTGTCACCTCGGGGAGCACACCCTTGACGCTTATGTCGGCGGAAGCTAGGATCACTTCATGACCGAAGTGCCGACTTAAGTCCTTTGGAGGAGTGGGCATGTTTAATCCTGTTGACTTTAACGACGACGTAAACCAGCAACACCTCTACGCAATCAATCGGCTCTTCGGACTACCGAACTTCGTCAAGAGTGCAAGCGTTGAAGAAAAAGCCGCCATCGACAAGCTGCACTCCAATGTATTCGCTGACGTCTCCAGACGCAAATTCCCATGCCACACGAAAGCGGCCACCTGGCTTGCGAATGCCTACTTTGCCCAATGCCGCGACGCTTACCATAAGAAAGAAGCTGCTTTCATTCAAGACAGGATCACCAAGTTTGCTGCTTATTGGAAGATAGCAAGTCTTGTCGATACCTTCAACCAGAATCACAGAAAGACCGCTCAGTTCGACGTGGACAGCCTCCCTGACGAAAAGTTCGCCATGGTCATGACCACCGGGGACGGAAACAAGGTTCGACGCTTACCCATGCCCAACCCGCTTGCTGTAAAGATGGCTGGTGAGCGCTTGTACGCCGATCGATCCAAATACCCCTACGAATGGCGTAAGGCAGCCGCACGCCGGATTCTGAAGGAGGCCATCTATTACAACGAGAAGGCCAAGCGCGGAGAAAAGATTGCCGGGGCGGCCCTGGGCACCACACATTTTGACACCGATACGCTTGAATACCTTGAACGAGCTTCTGGGTTCGGAACAACGCATCCGCTGCAAGCCGCTGAAAAGGTGGCCCGCAGAGTGATCATGCTCAAAGGCCAGCCTGGCTTTAAAGATCATGCAACGAAACTGGCGAACATTGCCCTCTCGCTATCCAAACTGGAAGCGGCTACGCCTGCGATGTATCAAAAGCTCGCGGCCGTGATCGATTACACCGATCGTGAAGCCGGGCTCCACCGGTATTATCACCAGGGTGTTGACATGCCTGAAGAGTTGTTCTTTGACGTGCTTGAAAAGGAAGCCCAATCCATCCTTGAAAGTCACGTCAGGCTAACCACGGGTCAAGTGTATCCGCTCGGGGTGATTGCCAATCTGCCCCTCGAGAAAATATCGGAGGTGCTCGGTAAAGAATTCTCCGATGCTGTCAGCGCCGAAGACGGTCTCTTCGTAGATGCAGAAAAATTTGCCGAGATCGCCCCAACCCTGCCCAGAGACGACGCTGCCCTGTTGGACAGGGCCATCGAAGCTGCCATCAATGAGCCGCTCGAAAAAGGCGCGCGCGCAGCCTTGATGTCCCGCTGCTCCTTTGATAAAGATGACCTCGTTGAGCAGTTCAAGGCCGAAGGCCGCAACGTTGCAACAACGGACTTCCAATTAACGGTAACGAAGTAGGAGAACAACCATGCATCCAGCACGAAGACTGGGGCTCATGAATAGCCTCATGGAAAAAAAGGCGATTCTTGGAAACATCGGGAAAAGCATGTTCAGCTTTATCAACAGGCTGGCGCCAAAGAAACAGTGGGGTACAGCGCTTTCAGGCGCTGGCGGTGGCGGGCGTATCGGAGAAGTGGCTGCCCGGCAACTTGACCCGCTTCAAAAACAAATAGATGCATTCGCAGCTAAAGGAAAGGGGTTAGCTGCCCTGGGCCGGTCCGCCAAGCCTGCGGAACTTGCGCAGTATAACGCGCTCGTAGCCAAGCTAACCAAGCGTAAGGCCACGCTGCAAGCCATCCGAGACAAGACCATGCTCGATCGCCAACGTGCCATGGGCGCGGCTACCCTCGGCGGCGCGGGCCTGGCAGGCTATCACTTCGGATCTCCCCTTTTAGAGTCTGAACCTGAAACTCCGATGGCGTCACCCTTCCTTCCTCAGGGCGTATAAATGAGTTCCAGCTTTTCCGCCTTCCTGCTCGATCCAGAGGTCCCGGCAACGGTGTTGCTCGTGGGCCTTCTGGACGAATTTGGAACGGAGATGTTCGACTGGGAACCGGACACGCTCAACCTTGAAATACGAGACAAGTGGAAGGTCGAAGTGCCGCAGGTCAACCGGGACAAGATCTGGGCGTTGATCACGGCCATAACCACGGACTTGTTCCTGTCCAGCTTCGAAGGCTTTACCAACATCTGCAATTCGCTTGCCGGGTCAGGCGCTTCCTTCCAGGTCTATGACCCCGCCACCGTGCAGGAAATGGCCTGGGCCATTTCTGAAATCACCCTGGTGGCCCCGCTTGAAAAGGATGAACGTTTCAACAAAGAGATTCTCATCTATATGGAAGAGCG